TGTTTGACGCGTCATATAGGTCGCGTTGTCTTACACGCACGCGTAACCTATTGATTTTGCTAGCCTTTTTATTTCGGGCTTTTTGGCTGTCAGAGGCATATGAGCCCAATGAAGCCGTCGGAAGAAGGGGGTCAAGGTCAGCTTTATGTACGCGGCTAGCGTAGTGTAAAGCGCCTTTACACTCGAGAAAAACGCCTATGGGGGCTATTCATTCTCATAGCATATAGATTATATAGATAAGAGACCTCCGATTGCTGGCGCACATCGGAATGGTGTACAACCCCCTTACATGTAAAGCCGCTTTACTAGTAAAACGGTCTTACATGTAAGCCCCCGAGGGGGCCTGGACTAACCCGGCTAGCCGGGCTAGCCGGGTTAGGCGATCTCGGCTTCGACCACCTTGATCTCGTCGGCGAAGGTCTTGGCCGCCGCGCTGGCCTGCGCCGCCTCGACCGCCTTGCGCCCCATGTACTGGCCGATCAGGGCCTTGGCATAGGGGATGAGTGCCGCGTCGATGCACTTGCCGCTGATGCTGCGCTTCTCGGCCCGGTCGACGAGCTTCTCCAGTTCCTTAACCATGTCGAAGGCATCGTCCTTCTTTTCGGCCTTCACCACGTCATCCCACATCGGCGCATCGATGCAGAACTGGTCGAAGTCGTACCCGCCGTCGATGAGGGCCTTGCGCTTGGCCTTGCTGAACTGCCAGCCGAGTTCCTTGGTGTGCGCGAAGGGGCCGTGCTTGATCAGGAACGCCGTGGCCGCGGGCGCCAGCTTGCGCAGCATCGGAGACAGCTCCAGCCGGTCGCTGAGCTGATCGACCAGCGGCGAGCTGCCATGTTGCATGGCGTGGCCGATGATGGCGACGCAGGCCGCTTGAATGTCGCCGCGCAGCTTCTTACCATCAACCTTGCCGATGATGGCCGAAACTTGCTTGGTGGTTTGGGTGAACGCCATTGTGAATTCTCCGTAAGTAAAGGACTTGAACAATCCGCGCTAGCCCATCTAGTGCAGATTGGAAAATCCTCGACCCGAGTGTTACTTGTTCACTCGGGTGATTTTCGGCGTGCGGTTACCAGTCTGTGCCGGGCGAATTTGCCCATTCACATGATCGGTCGGCATTCCAACATCTCCGCACAATGGTTGTATTACCCGAGGGTGTTATTGCCCCGGCCAGCCCGTCCACGCCGCTGGCCATGCTAGTGCCGCAAAGATATGCACTAGGCTTACTGGTTCGTCGTGAATGGCGCGACGCGCTAAGGAACAATCCCCCGCGTCGCTATCGTGCGCTTAATGGTGCCGCGTTAGTGGCCCCGCTACGCTTAACCTTGCTTTTGTCTCACCCAGCAGCATAGTTCGCTGGTTACCCGCTGTTCATCCTAGGCTCTGCGCTAGGGTGCTGCTCCACTTGCCGAACTAGCCGCGGGTTTGCCGGCTACAGGCGCGTGGTGCGCTTAGGGGGTCGAAGATGGGTTGTTAAAAATCGAAACGTCCTGTGCTAGACACACGTCGGCCCGACACGGGTGCTTACGCGACCCCGCATGTTGCTCGCGGCGCTATACAGACGGGGAGGACGCTATGCCTAAACCCCCTAACGTGCAAGACAGTTTACACTGCCCTACAAAACGGGGAAATCGTCCGGCGAGGGGGACATGGCTAGCGTGGCTGGACGACCCCCCGGGTGGGACAGCACCTAGCACAGACCCCACCCCCCCTTAGGTGTTGCTCACAGAATTTTGTCCATTTTTGAAAGTTAGTGTAAGACAACGAACACTTATCGGCTGTAGGCAGTTTAGGCAAGTTATCGCCCCAAGCTAATGTCGTTAGCCCCGCCCCGCCTTGCACCCCAAGTCAGCGCGTGCTAACATGTTAGCTATATGACCAAGATCAAGCGCCCCAAATGGTTGAGCCGCGAATTCGTGGTGATGCAGCAGTATTACTGCCTGTGCACGTCCGAGGCCCAATACACCGCGGAGATGAAGCGCCTCGGGGTCAAGCCGCACCTGCGTAATGAGTGGTGCGCCCCCGATGGCGGCAAGTGCCACTTCTTCGAGCGCAAGGGCAAGTGGGTCGTCGTGGTGTGCATCAGCACCGCTAGCAAGCCCGAGCCCATCCAGGTTGCCGCCATACTCTGTCACGAGGCCGTGCACATCTGGCAGAAGGAAATGCTGCTCATCGGCGAGAAGCATCCCAGCGACGAGTTCACGGCCTACGGCATCCAGTGGATTGCCCAGCAGCTCATGTACGCCTACAAGGCCACGCTCAAGTGACAGCCCTCTCCACGGCCGACATACTCAAGGAGTTCCAGGACTTCGCTCGGGTCGCTGGACAGCGCACGCTATTCCGGGCGATGGAGCGCATCGCCGAGAAGGTGGAGACCACCGAGGACTTCGACTGGATGCTCAAGCTCATCAATGGCAAGCTCACCGACATTGCCCAGGCGGTGCCCGAGCGCAAGATCGACCTGAACGCGAACATACCCACCGTGAACATCACCTTCACTGCCGGGGGGGCTCAGGTAACAGCGCACGCCGCGCCGCCAGTGGAGGTAGTGCAGGAGGTCCAGCCTGCACACCCGCTTGACGATCTCGACCCTACGCCCCTGATGCTGACCCAGCGGTCCATCAACGACGATCTAGACGACATCCTCGCATGAGCTTCAACTTCCACCCAGGGCCGGTTGGCCAGCAGTTCATCGACTCGCGCAAGTTCATCAAGCTGATCTGCGGCCCAGTGGGCGGGGGTAAGTCCACCGACGGCCTGATGGACCTGTTCTTCCGGGCGCTCGACCAGACCGTGTTCAGTGGGGTACGGCGGACCAAGTTCATCCTGATGCGCAACACTAGCGCGCAGCTCAAGGCCACGGTGAAGCCGCTCATCGACCAGTGGTTCATCACTTTGTCCGAGAACGCCTTGGGCACCTGGCGGCTGACCGATGGCATCTTCGAGATGCGGTTCAAGCTGCCGGACGGCACCATCGTGCACAGCGAGTTCTGCATGATGCCAGCCGACACCCCCGACGACGTGCGGCGGCTGCTCTCGCTGGAATGCTCCGCGGCGTGGATCGAGGAGATTCGTGAAATCGACCAGGCCATCTTCGAGGGCTTGCAGGGCCGCGTGGCGCGCTTCCCCAACCGCGCATCGGGCGGCGTCAAGTACCCAGGCGTGATTGGGTCGACTAACCCCCCGCCTATGGGTTCCTGGCTCCAGGAGTACATGGCCGACCCGCCCTCCAACGCGGCGGTGTTCATGCAGCCCGCAGCGTTGATGGAGGACGGCTCGCTCAACCCGGACGCTGAGAATCTAGACAACCTGGACCCGGACTACTACACGAACCTGATGTCGGGCAAGACGCCGGACTGGCTGGACGTGTTTATGCGCAACAAGTTCGGGGCAGGGGGGTTCGGTCAGCCAGTGTTCCGCAACACGTTCAAGCTGGACTTCCACACCTCGAAGACCCCGCTTAAAACAGTGGTGGCGAACAGCTACCCCATCATGGTCGGCATGGACAATGGCCTCACGGCTGCGGCTGTGATCGGTCAGATGGATGCGCGAGGGCGGTTGAATATCCTCGGCGAGGCGTACGTGCCCGAGGGGCAGACAATGGGCGTAGAGACTTTCCTGGACCGCATCCTGATCCCCAAGCTCCAGGCTAGCTTCGGCATGCGGCCCGAGCATATTGTCTTCATCCTAGACCCGGCTTGCTTCCAGCGCTCGCAAGTCGACGAGGTGACCATCGACCAAGCGGTGCGGGCGCGGGGCTACCGAACTATCCGGGCGGCTACTAACATCCCGGAGCGACGCATCGCGGCGGTGGAAGGGTTGCTGACCCGGGCTATCGACGGTGGTGCGGGCCTGCTCATCTCCTCTGAGTGCCCGTGGCTGGTGAAGGCGATGGACTGGGGCTACCGCAACAAGAAGCAGGTCAACGGGGTAGTCACGGCTATCCCGGAGAAAAACCACTACAGCCACATCGCCGACGCGATGCAGTACCTGTGCCTGCACTACAACGCCCAGCTAGCCCCGGGTGGGTATGGGATGCGCTCGCAGAAGCGGGAGATTCAGAAAGTCAACTACGCTTACGTGTAAATGTGTTAGACTCGGGTGTTAGTGCTCACTTCGTTGAGCCAGGAGCTTCCATGCACGTCACCAAATACAACGCCCTGACCTTCTCCGACGAGCCGGACCAGACCGCCGACGGTGCGACGTGGGCGTACGCCGGTATCGCCGGGGGCATCGTGTCCAGCGTCGCCTCAGTCCCCATGAAAGCGGCGTCCAGTGTCACGCGCCAGGGCTCCGTGGTGGGCATGCGCAACTACCTCACTTGCATGCAGATTCACACCGACACGCTGGGCGCAGTCACCGAGGTTATGGTGCTCGACGGCGCGACGGTCATCTGGCGGGGCAAGCTGGCGCTGACCAACAACCCCATCGACATCAACTTTGACCCGGGTACGGTCAAGACTTCGCCCAATACCGCGCTCAACGTGCAGCTCGGTAGCTCGGTCACGGGGGGCGTGTTCGTCAACGCTCAAGGGTACGTGGGTAACTAAGCCCCATGCAAGCCACGGGTCTCGCACTACCTAGCGCCCCGACGGCGCCAACGCAACCGATGGGCTACGGCTCCATCGGCGGGACCATGACCGTGCAGTCGGTCTCCAGCATGCAGATGCAGGCCAAGCGGGACTCTGAGGCGAACTTTGAGGCCCAGCAGGCGCAGCCGGTCATCACTGGCTTGGCAGGCCACATCAAGGGGTTCTTCACGCTGGCGAACACCGCCAAGCTCGAAGTGCAGAACCGGATGCTCGAAGCGCTGTACGCACGCCGCGGCGAGTACACGGTCGAGAAGATGCAGCAGATTCAGGAGTCGGGCCAGCCCGCCATCTACATGATGCTGGCCAGCGTCAAGATGCGCCAGGCTGAGTCGCTGCTGCGCGACGTGCTCATCGGCGCAGGTACCGAGAAGCCGTGGACACTCGAAGCGACCCCGGTCCCGGAGTTGCCGCCGTTCGAGGTCAACCAGATTCGTCAGGCCGTCACCACTGAGGTGCAGCAGGCCATCCAGGCGGGCTTCGAGCCCACCATCTCCGACATCCGCGACCGGCTCAACGCTGCCAAGCAAGAGCTGATCGAGAAGGTCCGCGAGGAAGCTCGGGCGCGTTGCGAGCGCATGGAAGATAAGATGGAGGACCAGCTTGTCGAAGGCGGGTTCAACGACGCACTGGACCAGTTCATCACCGACCTGACGACGTTCAAGACGGCGTTCATTGCGGGTCCGATCATCCGCAACAAATCTAAGCTGACCTGGGGGCCAAACGGCCAGCCAGTGGTCACACAGGCGCTGCAACTGGAGTGGGAGCGGGTTGACCCGTTCGACATGTACCCGGCACCTTGGGCGAAGTCGCTCAAGGACAACACACCGATGATCCGCAAGCACAAGCTCAGCCGGGAGAATCTCACTGAGATGATCGGAGTGGAAGGCTACTCCGAGGACAGCATTCGCAAGGTACTCGACCTGTACGGTATTGGTGGGCTCAACGAGTGGCTCACCATCGACAGCCAGCGGGCGCGGGCCGAGGGCAAGCTGACGATTTCGGCC